GCGGGCATGAGTCCTAATTTGGTTGAGCGCGCCAAGACATATGCGATAATGGATGATATAAAGAATCCTAACCGAGCATTTCCAAAAAACATAAAGAAACTGCCACTTACGCCGGCCGAAACCGCAGGCAAAGGTGATATGAGTCATGTTCCGGCAGGTCTCGAAAGATTAGCTGCTGATACTTCAACTGATGGACTAAGCGAAAGAGCAAAGGCCTATATGGATAATCAGGACAAGAAGCTCCTATATTCTAATCCCGATAGAGTATTTCCAAATGCCGGTACGTTCACACCTACACCTATTCAGTCCGCGCCGTTGCCAATAACACAATCTGGTCCACTTAAAGCGGATATGTTAACACCTGGTCCTAGCATGATGGATGGGTTACTGCAATCTGCACAAGATATGGCACAATCTGCTATTACAAAAGCACAGGAAGCGGCCGCAACCGTTTCGAATTATATATCCGGACAGCAAAGCAAGTCGCCGGCTTCCGTGCCTAATGTGCCGGCCGCCTCATATAATCCTCCACCATTGAAGAATCCTCCGCGTTCATTTAAGCGCACAACAAATCTAAGTAATCCGACTGCAAAAACGCCAGGTCAGGATTCAGCACAAACTGCCGCGCCACCCGCGCCGGTTTGGTATCCAGATGATGCCGGCGTCATGCCATAAGGCACAAAAAAAGGAGCCGTTAAGCTCCTTTTTATTTTATGCTGATAGTTTAGCCTTTCTTGGCTAAATTCTGAAAATAGCTGGCATCATCTTCATCACCGGCTGCGGCCGAACCTGTATCCCAAGGCGGCGCTGCGTATTCATCGTCCTCAGCCGTCTTTGCTGGACTGGCCTTCACAGAGTTAACAGGCTTGGCCTGTACCTTTGCTGTCAAAACACCAAACACATCATCAGAAGCCGAGTCGCAACCAATTGCGTCATCTAACTTGGCCTTAAGTTCCTCATAAGACTTGAACTTATTTGGCGCAATGAGTTCCAATAGAGAAAATTCAGAATTCCAAATCTTCTCCATTTCATCTTCCGCTTCGCGCAGTTTTGAAGGTCCTTCAAATTCTGACAAGTCATAGTTACGGTAACCTTCAACCTGACGAATCTTCAACTTGAAGTTTGCACCAGCCCAGAAGTTAAACGGGTTCAACTTTTCCTTGTCTGGGAATATTGGGAACATGGCTTCGGAAATCTTGTCGAAAACCTTCTTGCCATAACGGTAAAGGAATACCTTACCTTCATTTGCAGGATTCTTGGAATCAGAGATAACGAGAATGTTGGAAACATAGGAAAGCTTGCGCTTCTGCTTACGTGCAATTGCAACATATTCATCGACCTTGGAATTCCACAGTCTGCGGTTCAGTTCGCCAACTGGGTCTTTCTTGTCGAAGGTTGTCAATGAGTTTTCAATGTACCACTTGCCCTTTGGGGTCTGGAAACCATGGCTGAAATATTTGATGAAAGGTGCTGGATCATCTCCGTCCATTCCTGGACCTGGTAGAAAGCGGACAACGGCATAACCATTTCCTGCCTTATCAACTTCTGGATACCAAAAGCGAGTATCGGTCTTATCATAATCTTCGCCCTGGGGCTTATTGATCTTAGCAATTTTAGCTGCTAGTGCGTCTAGATTAGACGAGTTCTTTTTTAGGGTGGCAAAATTTACCATTTGAGTATTCCTTTTCTGTGTATTTTTGAATATTATCTTGTCCGCATAATCATAATATAAGTTATCAGTATAACAGTAAAATCTCTTGCTGTCAACCAGTAATGTGTTATTTAGTGATGTATTCTAGTATTTCCGATTGATAGTGGTAATTATTTTCCATTAGGAGTTGCTGTATCCGCATGTGGGCATTATGCAATTGTTCTTGAAGGTCGGCAACATTCCGACGTAGAATTTCAATTTCACTCTCCGGTGTTAGCTGAATGTTCATGTAGTTTCTCCTTTAAAATGTTTTCAAATTTCCTTTTATCGTAAGTAAGGAAGCTTTTGTATTTATCGCATTTTAAATTAAAGGCCGGCCATAGGAATGTATCCGCTAGTTTCTTTGAAAACATTCCAAAGAATCCTAGTATATCGTTAAGTATAACAAATGTCTCCAGACTCAAGGAATTAGAATATACTGCTTTCAGTATTGGAGGATTCTTACCATTCGTAACTACCAACAAATCATCTGGAAATTGAACTGAACCTAGAAGTTCTTCAATTTCGGATGAGAAGATGTATGTAAGTGCTTGTTTCTTTCTTTTGTATTCCAACATTATATCTTTGGCATCCTCGTTTAGAAGGTTGGCCACATATACATTGTCGTTTTTAAGGAAATTGGAAACAATTAGATCAAGCATATCTTCTTCCGCATATTGCTTGGCCAACTTCACAAAGAACCATTTATCACGGCGCTTGTTAAATGTTTCCGCCTTTGCGTTTACCTTACCGGCATATTTGGTAAAGTCATACGATTTGGACGTGAAATGCATTTTAACACCGAGATATAATTTATAGCAGTCATAGGGCTGCATTTGCATTATATAGGTAGTCTCCTTGTGGTAGATTTGGGAAGGAAATTAAGTCCTTCGGCTTCAAGTTTTATCTTGGACTTTAATGTGCCGGCAATCAATTTGGCCGCAACATCTGTTTCTAATCCTGTCTTATCACAATAAAGTATAATAGCGTCGATATAACTAATACCCTTATCTTTTACCATTCCCTCTATATTCAGCGAGAAGGATAAAATCTCATCTTTTTTGTCCACGGTTCACACCTTTATTTTTCTTGTCCATTATAACTCATATCATATTGTTTGTCAATTTCTTTAATTCGGTCCTCAAAATATTCCGCCACCATGCACCACTTTTCGTTTTTATCTTCGATACTTTCCAGCTGTAAATGGTTTTGCAATTCGTCCTCAAACATACGGCGTTTGATTGCGTCAACGGAATATGAACTCATATCGATTCCCTTCTTTATTTTGATGGCATTAAATTCTGAGGATTAATTGCTTCAATGGAAGGCGCATCAACATCATATTGTAGGAATTGATCACCAACTCCGCCGGTACCTTTACCGCCGGCTGAGCCTTCTGATTCAAATCCTTCAATGCCCTCATTTTTACCAAAATAAAGAATGTAGCCATCTTCTAATAGGGCCTTGGCCTTTTTGAATACATCGCCCTTTTCTTCCTCATAGGGAATTTCATACACGCGCGGGGTGTAATCGGGATTATATTCATAGAATTTCTTTTCCAGCTGGCGCACATGATAGCCCCAAACAAAGATTTTACCTGGCGTAACTTCCGTTGGATCAAGTACCTCAATCGAAACGATACGGGTCTTTGGTGGGTCTTGTGCTGTTGGCCAGCCTTCATAATTATGCATTAGAAAGAATACGGATGACGACCAAGCAAAGAGCAAGGCCAATGTAGCAATCCGCAGCCATAGCTGTCTATTGAAATAGAAAGCAAATGCAACAATAACAGATATCAGGATAAACCCGAATACAAGCAGTGAACCAATCATTAGTAAGGACTCATTCCAGTGTTTTTTTGAATTTTAATCAACTTACGTGGTGTTGTATCCCAATCAATGGGGTAGCCAAGTTCATTCATTGTCCATGAAATAACTGGAATTTCTTCCCATATTTTCTGGAATTCGACGGTGGATTCATGCACAATTAAAAGATTAGGATTCAGTTTTGTTATTTTGACGGCAACGGGCAATATCATTGGCGACCCAGGCTTCAATTCGCGGCCGCCGAGGCGGCAATTAAACAAATGCACACTCACTGAATATCTACCAGGAACAAGGCCGCGAATGGTTGTAATTTCACCATTGAATTTTGACTTGTAGACAACTTGGCCTTCCCGCGCCTGGTCATTTGCATAACCAAGATCATCGCGTTCAAGATGCATCAGTCCGGCATCCTTGCGTTGGTATGAAACAGTATTTTTTGCCGGGTCCATTACCCAAAGATCAACGTCACAATCTATGTTTTGCGGCCAGTTTATTTCAATGACGTATTCCGCGTCTTTGCGCACACCCTCTTGCTTAACAACTCTTGTTGGATTAATAAGTGCTGTCGATATAATGAATAAGACAACAATAGCGGCAAAGCAAGAAAGAAGAAGATCAATGAAACCAGTTCTAAAATCATATTGTTTATTCCTCATGGTCCGCAACATCTTCTGTTATGAAATAGGCCGTGCATTTCAAGATAAGACTTGCAAATAGGCCTAGAGCGTTGGGGTAAAATGCTGTTCCTAGAGTTGACCATAGGTGTGTCAGCATTGATTGTAAAGCTACGGGGTCATTTGCTGTTGGGACACTACTAACGTCCAATAACAAAATGATGCCGATACTGGTGCCGAGAATGGCCAGTCCCATTTCAATTTCTGATAAGAACCATACGCGGTTAATTATTTTGGAAATATTGGGGTTTAGTTGTTTTGTGGAGATTTTCCATGCGGCAATACCGAGAACGGCCATGCTATAGACCAGCATTGCGCTCATAACAGACGTTAGATAAGTAACGTCTTTTGCCCAAATATCCAAGATATAGCCTTCATGGCCAACCCAGAATGTTCCGGTCAGGAGAAGTAAAACGACCACCCACCAGATATAGAAGGACTTGTATTTCATTATTGTTATGGCCTCCAAAATAAGCGGTAGTTTTTTCTGTTTCCAAGAAAAACTACCAAAACTCATTGTGGTAATTACGCCGCTAGGCGCATTGGTTCCACATATGCATTGTTTTCGTTTGCATTTACGTTTTGCGCTTTACATAGTCGCCTATGGCTATCTCCAACAACTTCATTTTGCACCAAGCGATCCTAATTCGCCCCCATCAACGATAATTCCAATTTAACCTTTCGGTTTGGTGTTAAGTGCCATACATACAAATATTTCATGCAGCGTAAACACGGGTTACCGGGTACCCTGATTAGA